TGTAAGTTATTACTGAAATCGTAAATTATTACAAATCCGTAAGTTATTACAATTAAAATGTCGAAGTATGTTAGTATTTCAACAAAATTAGGTCCCGGGCAATTCGAACATTTGAATCAGCCAGTTGCGGACCTTCATCGAACTGCAAATGCCAAAATGGTCGCATCTGCAGTTCAATTACCTTGGTTGGCAAACCAAGAAGAGCTCAAACATCTGGAAGAGCTATTTAATGGGACAATATTTATAAGTGGTACTAAATATTTGACCCAGCACGTGATATTGAGGTATTTGAACCATTATTATAACGAGAAATGCCGTCAATTTTCACAGGTTGCAAGGAGAGAAGGTAGATTAACACTATCATTAGGTGGGAATGATCTAGATATCGATCATTATGACCATGTTTGTACCGAGATGTCTAGTCTCGAATCACAACATAGGTATAGTTAAAACTCCCATATTGATAGAGACATCTTATCTGGATTCAAAAATTCATGTAAATTAGGTGCTGAAGAGTGTCAGTTTCAAGCTGATATCGGTTATGCTGTGGATTCAATGTATAATATCCCATTTGCAAACATAGCAATAATCTTTGAAAAGCATCAATTAAATGAATTGTATTTCACAATGCTATTACCTGACACTGTTTTTGATTCTAACAATTATGTTTTCGAAAATAGAATTAGTAATAGTTATTATTATGTGGAATTAGATTATCGTGGGGATCCAAAGAACGTCAAGTTAAGATTTTCTACCAAAGACGGGAATCCGGTATATTGCCATTCGTTCGCAAACCTAAGATTATATGCTACAACAACTAGCATATTTACACCAGTTTATACCATAACAATAGAAATATTGGAAAAGATAGGTATTTGTTATCTTTTTAGGGCAGTGAAAAATAATTATATTTCTCCTTGTTTTAGAATGAATACAAATATTTGTCAAGTTGGTTGGTGTGGTTTAGATAGTTCGGATGATGTTACTTTTAATAAGGAACAAATTGCAAAGCTAAGATCATTTGATAAACCCGTATTCTTGTCCACAATGAACTCAAGTGATGAGTTCGCACGGTATAATTTAGGTCAGTATGGCTCAAAAGGGCTGATAGCCATCCCAGATTTAACCTTAATGCTTAAACGAAATCGTCCTGAATACGATAGAGGTTATGTAGTTAAAGGTGATCATTGGTATGACTTTCTAATTCCGTGCAATAAACGAACACGTACTTTGTTTAAGAACGTGCTTGTGATACCACAATCGATCTATGATGCGTGTCTCTATTATAGTTCGACAACTCGGTTCGAAACGTTCACTCCTACGGAGTTTGCAACGTATTTGAAAGGAAAAATGAATTCTGTTGTTTTCGAAGATCATAAAGTTCAAGCAGGATGGAGACCTAGTCCTGAAGAATTTGAGAAAACACTCGTTTCTTTGTATGTATTGTTATGTATGAAGAAAAATGCTGTTAATGAAGATCAAAAACAGATTAAAGCCATTTTTCAATCCGAAGCGCATACTGGTGGTTTCATAAATGAAATCATTGAAATTTTCAAGAAATGGAAAATGCAAATTAGCAGAAAAATACCTTTGAAAGCTTTAACTTACATAGGTCCTGTTAACTTGCTATTTTCATATGGTCTTTACATACCAACTGGGCATCGAATATTAGATGTTCATTTCTTGGCATTACCACCAGTACCAGCCATAAAAGAAGGGGCACCAGTTCCCGCTAAGTCAGACAGCGACAGCGACGAGGAAGAAGACTTATCAACTGACATTATTGCATCAACGCCTATGGTTCTATTTAACCATAAAATAAATTACTACTATAGTAACGTTTCTATGAAAAAGTTTGTTACGCATTTTGATTTTATATCTAGTGCATACAAACATAGTTATGTTACAGTAGAGAAGGGCGTTCAGATATGCAAAACTTTAAGTTCGATACGTAATAAAGCAGAAATTAATGCGATTTACAACAATGCAACTCACGGCTTTACTTATGTAAATGGAGAACATTTAATAACTGTTCTCAGAAACCATGAGTTTACAACGGAAACAATTAAAACAATTACTTCTGGTATTAAAACATGCTTAGATGCGAATAACATCGAAGTAGCACTCGCAATACCAGCTAACAACAGTATAGTTGAACCATTGTTCCTTGAATCTGCTTTTAATACATTCGATGAATGTCACTTCACAAATGTCCGCGGCGTATACACCATTAATGATTATTATCTGTACTCATCATGCTTTACTGCTTATGTTAATAAGGTGAAAGGTGATGGGCATTGTTTATTACACGCTTATGTTTTCAATCAACGTTTTAATTATAATGATGTTATTGATCTATTAATGCGTCTAAATATACAAGATCATTATTTTAAGAATGGTGAAAAAGTGGCTCTAACACCAGAGCAACTACAGCCAATTGTCGATGTCTTTCGTATAAATGCAGTTATTCACGCTGATTTGAGTGCACCAATATTTATAAAGGCAAGTGATCCAGTAGGAACAACGGCCATTTATTGGAAAGATGGTCATTTTGATCATATAGCGTGTAAACATAATTGCATATACGGCGGTGGTCCAAAAAGGGGTAGTACACCTAAGATACCAAAAAGTAGTCCCAAGGATAAAACGAACATTATACATCTACATAAAGTAGAACATAACCTGTTTACAGTTAAATGTGGTAAGCACACGAAGAATTCAGTGCCTACTAAAATTTATTCAACATTTAATAGTAATAAAAGTATCACGAAATTTTCAGTTTATGATAAAATTAAACGTTTGCTGGAAATTAAGAAATACGATTATTATTATGAAATGTCTTGTGCGCCAGGTGGTTTATATAAAGATTTATGTAAACAATATGGCGATAATGTAACTGGTTACATTTATAATGGTGATAATGCCTTAACTTCTGAATTGAAGTTGCAAAATTATAAAGATATTAAAACAGTCTTGGGTAGTAATATTCAAGCAAATTCTTTATTAATTTTTGATGTTCCATTCGAAATGAGTAAAGTAAATCTGTACACGTTAATGGAATTTTACAACGGCAGGAAAAACATTGACATTATTGTCAAATGTCACCTTTGGGATGAAGCTAGTTCCAGTAATATACAACTAGTTAAATTGTTAGGTTGGGCGGATGATGATTCATACGCTGTTGTTATGCAATCAATTCGTACTGGTAGCTCGGAATTATATATTCTGATAACACACTCCACAATTAAAATCGATAATGCTGATTATGTCAATAAGCAGCTTAACAAGTGGGGCTACTATACAAATGATATCCTTAATGATAATTGTCCGGTTGTCACTAAGGATTTTGTGCATACTGTTAAAATAAAAGCAGGAGCTATTAAGGATTATTTAAGCGTGCCATCAGATATAACACAAATAAATGATGTTATTAAAGCAATGCAAGTGATTGCATTTGCTGATAAAGGAGTTGAATTTGATGTTAAAATTAACAACGCAGTTCCAGGAGCTGGAAAAAGTAGAGGCATAAATGCAGATGATAACACCTTAATTATAACAACAACCCAAACAAATAGAGAGGACCTCAAAAGGAACAGGAAATGCATTGTGGAAACACCTCACAATGCTTTATCCATATTAATTACTAAGAAATTCTCAAAGATTGTAATTGATGAATATCAAGAATATGCAGCAGGTTTAATTGCAATGTATTATCATTTTTGCAAAAATTTAGAATTTGTTGGTGATCATAATCAAATCAAATTTATAGACTTTTCTCGTAAAATGGATATGAATTTGCAAGCATTAAATATGCCTAATGATTACACAACAAATGCGTCGAAACGATGCCCTGCGGATATAGCTATCTTTTGGAGAAACAAAGGTATTAATATGGTTTCGAAAGGCAAGCAAACAAGATCTATATATGAATGTTATAAAGTGCAAGAATTGAACAGTTGTGACATAACAATCGCTCCAACTCAATTTACTAAAGCCAAGTATAACTGCACTTATACGATTCATGAAAGTAAAGGTCTTACTGCAGCTGTAGTGGGCTTGGTTATAGAAAGTGCTGAAGATTATAGCATTATGAAAAGTAATAAAATAGAGCATTGGTTTGTTTCAACAACAAGACATACAGATGCACTATTGTTTTTCGAACCAAACAGAACAGCTGACAGAGTTTTTCAAATAATGACTGCAGGCTTAATGTCATATTTGGATAACATGCCTATTATGTCAACTAGCATAGCAAAGGAACCGACTACTACTGCTTTACCTGAAACGAATAAAGTGGTTAAAGAAAAAGGTTCATTAAAATGCTTGCAAGAAACGCTGAGCAATAATCTTCCGAAAAGGAATCAAGATATGCCAGTTGTTGATATGATAAACCCCGGTAGTATACCAAGTATATATCAAGGAAAGTTACGCGTTAACGTAGACCTATTAGCGGAAAATAACAAAAAGAAAACCGGGAAGTCCTTTCTAAAAGGTTTTGAAGATTCTTACACTAAATTTTATAATGTAACAGATCGTATGGCAGCAGTCCAAACAATGGGCGCTCGTTATGCAAAAATGACGCCGAAAGTAACTACCAACGTTAATCGAGCGTTAGATTTGTATTGGCACGGTCTCTTAAAATTTACAAAATTTGAAAGTGTGACAGAATTGCGAAACCACTTTTATAGTGGTCCTGAAGAACTCGCAAAAGAATGTCAAGAATATCTTCAAAGATTGCACAAAAAGCTCAATGAAACCAACAAAAATGACCCAACAGGTAAAGAATTTGCTCAAATTGCTAGAGATGAAGGTATAACCCTTAATAACAAGAAAGTCGACGCTATTTTGAATACAACATTTGATGATATTAAAATGCACATTGACTTTTTCATGAAGCAACAGAGTAAATATATAGATCAAGCGGGTTGGGATGCAGTTTTTAAAGCTGGTCAAGGAGTCAGTGCAGTCAGTAAAGTCATGAATATAATCATGGCTGCTGTTAGTCGTTTAACTCTGCAGAAATTACAAACGGCACATAAGCATAATGTTAAAATAACAACAAAAGAAAGCATAGCCAGCTTTAAAAACTGGTATGTAGCACATCGTCAGGGTAAGAAACCTAATAAGATAATTATGGCAGATGCATCACAATGGGATGCTTCTAATTCTATGATTAATATATTATTTGATGCGCAAATGTTTGCTTGTGTCCTGTTTAAAAATCTAACTGATGAACAACTTTATATCAGTCATGATTATTGTAATACGCCAAAACCCGAGGGTATTTATACACATTGGGTGATTAACAAATATGTGGAGTCTAGGCGAAATTGGGAGATGATCTATGTCACAAAAGGTGGTAGTGCAGTTCTAAAAGGCAAAGAAAAACAACATAGTGGTCAACAACATACACTAGGTGGTAATTCTGCCAATAATGAAGCACAAATGGGAGCAATTCTGGATATTCAAGAATTGGACATTGGCATGTTTCAAGGCGATGACTCTAACGTAGAAGGGGATGTTTCTGTCAATATGGAAAATCTCAAATTCTTACGGTCATTAGGCTGGAACTACAAGATCGCTGAAAGTGACACAGGTGTGGGTGAATATTGCGGGTATATATTGCACCCAACTGGTTGGATACCCGATTTAATGAAAAGATGTGCTAAAACCCTATCAAAGAGTGCACAAAGTAAAGAGAAATTCGATGAATCAATCAAAGGTCTACGTGATACATTAAGTGTAGTTAGTAATCAAACTGAAAAGGAGAATGGAATAAGCGCAAGCTTAATCTATTTCCAAAACTACACAAATATGACGAAAGTCTCACGTAATGAAATAGATAATGCATTTAATTGGTTAAATAGTATAGATGAAAGTTCCTACAGTGCTTTGCACCCAAGAACAACAGAAATACTACAATTATAAACTTTCTATTTCAACCTTATAGAATCTCTTTATATTATATTATTTTTAAATTAAATTTTCATTAAATTTAAACTAAGTTTATTGTATTCAATTTTTAACAAACTTGAAAACAACAAAGAATGGCAGAAGGGGTTGAAAACTCGTCTGATTTTGACATGTTTAGCAGGTTACAAACTGACAATGAAGTGCAAACAACTGCAGCTTCAATGAACGAGAAATCGTCTGTTGTTGCAAAGTTGTTGCATCCACCATCAGCAATACCAAGCTTTCATGGCCTCCCAACAAACGATACAAGGTCTCAGGTCACCTTGGAATATCGCAATATTATGTTGCAACAAACACCATTCGTGCAAAGCACTGGTGGTAATGTTGCAGCTGTTACACCTGCATCACTAACTACATATCGTTATGCGATGCTCGTGCCTAACGGTGCTCGTGTTTTAGGTGTGCCTTTTATTTATAATAACGCATTTAACTCCATGAGCCAAGACCTGAACAACGTGCAAACGCAGGATAATTACAATTTTACTAATTGGCCTGCTGATGCCCAACTCTATCGTCCATGCTATAAGTCATTAACAACGTATCTTAATGCTACTGCCTTTAATGATACCGGTATTGTCACTGTTAATCAATTTAACCCATCGTTAATATTTGCGGGGCCCTTGATTAACATGTCACACGACAAACCTGACTTGTTCGATCTGCATGTGAAGGAAGGGTTGAAAACTGGGCGATACAAGATATTGCCCAATGAGCCTATTCGTGATGGGTTCACTGAAATATCACGAGTCCAGTCTCTTCCAAAGAACTGGGCAGCCTTCAAGAAATCGGTAAGAGATGATCTGTGTGAACGTCTCAACATACCACCAAACCACCACATTACACTTGATCCGTCTTCTTTGTTTCAAGTTCTTAATCTTGGTGAGTCAGGTGATTCAATAGGGTCACCAGTGCCAACTGATTCGCAAGTCCTAACTCAATCCATGCGATCTTATGCGGGAAAAGCTATGGAAGGAACTTTCTCAGTTTCTCGCTTAAACACAACCAGCCCAGCATGGAAAGTGTGTTCAAACGGTAACGGTAATCCAAACATTGGATTAATCCCTGAGTTGTTTGGCTGTCAAATTTATTCGGTAGCGCCTGATGGTTCACAACACCTAATCTCGCTATCTGAAAATGCTGCAGTCGGTACAACACAAGCAGGTTTAAGAGTGTTATCGGACACACTATGGACAACGGACATGACATGGCATTGGGTCATCTATAATGGCCTATCTTTAAATTCTCAAGTCAACGTGCAGCTTCAAAATGTAATTTTCAAGTGGTATACTGGCTTCGAGGTTCAACCAGCATTGAAATCTGCATGGGCAGGTATGGTTAAATTAGCTCCTAAACCAGACTTAGCAGTCATGCAAGCTATTATGGACGCCAATTTTGAGCTCAAGGACGGCATGCCAGCTAGGTACAACTTTTGGGGTGCACTAGGGACAATTGCCGCCAGGGGTATTCAAACTTTTGGATCTTCCATACTTAAAGAGTTAGCAGGTTCAATGATGGGTAAAGGCAAGAAAGGCCAGAAAAAGAAGCAACTACCGAAAGCAAGTACTATAATTGCCAAGGGCGTTGAAGCAGTAGGTGAGGCAGTAGCGCCTACTGTTAAGCGTGTCAACAAGAAAGAGAAGGTCCTTCAAAACGAAATCGAACAACTTCGTAAGGAACTTCAAAGCTTGAAGACAAAAGGCAAGAAAACAGCTCCACCAACACCAAAACCTAGAAAATCAAAAGGAAAAGGTGTTCCCTTAGCTGAGTACACAAAAGGAAAAATATAGGCGTAGGCCGGGTCTTATGAAGAAGGCAATCTATCAGTTTAAAGTTACTTCATT